ATGCCCTGTCATATTGCAGGGTCTTACCATCAAGTTTTAGCATAGTTATTTGTGTTAATTAGCGTGCGCGAGAATTTTTAAAAGGATGGGACGCGAATGCAGCCCAGATGTAATTAGCACTGCTTCCATTAAACCAACCATCACTTCCTCGAAATTTAAAACCATTACTTACAGAATCACATACATTGCCGATGGTTGATCCATTTTCAGCATCAGCAACATTAGCAAGAAGATGATTGTCTATAACGTTAAAAGTATTGCGCTCAGTATCTACAATCACCCAGGGAGCGTTACCATCGTACCGTTTGACCATAATCCACTTAGGCCTGAAGCCGGTATAAACAAACGAACCATCAGATGAACCGTTGCCGGTGTAAGTTCCAAACTTGCTATAGCCTTCGACAGGTGCAAAGCAATAAGCAATATAATCAGAATTTGTTGATTGCGATGGTTTAAACGTTGTTGAAGTAGGTGCATCAACACCAAAATTTGCGGATGCGGGCGTGCTATTTAGAACTAAATAATCTGTTGTGTTCGCAAGTAGAGTTGTGATTACTACCCAGTCATAAGAATTATTCCTATCTTTAAGTATAATAAGTTCAGGAGCAGCATTCAATCCGTGCGCAACATCAACAGCATTACTTGAGCTGCTGTAATCAACAATCGAGAACCCAGCAGACGGATTGGCGCGGACGGTTGAAGCGATTGATGGGACGTTGGGTGCAGAAACGCCATTGTTCACGAGGAGCTTGCCATCAACCTCCACGCCACCCAGGTAGGGACCGACTAAGCCCGAATTTGTAAGTTGAATGCTAGTTAGCTGTCCACCGAGTTCGGCAGCAGTTAAGGTAACAGGAACATTGTAATTACTTGTTCCGGTAATGTAACTGCCATTAACGCGAGTGCCATACGAACTTCCGTTTGTTGGGTTGTAAACATAAAGAGTAACTGAAGTATTAACTGTAATAGCACTTGATGGCGTCCAGGTCAACGTTGCATCGGAAGCAGCAAAAGCAACATCAGAGGTTGTGGTAATAATGCCGTCAAAAGCTTTGTCCCAGTCAGTAGTTGAATTGTATGCAGTACCAGTTCCTAAAGAACTCCAGGTCTGACTTTGGTTGTAAACAGAGCTATTCAGGCCGCCAGCAGGAATGATGCCAGCATCAACCAAAGGCTTCCCATCAATAACAATGCCCGCCAATGCAGTCCAATCTGACCCGCTTGAGTTGACAGTAATTGCTGTAATTGATGCGCCGAAAGTCGAGTAAGGGTTGCTTACAGTTGTCGAAGCGATATTTGCATTATCGACTGGTGTTACCGCTACCGAACCGTTGCTACATGTAACAGTAATGTTTCCTGTAGAACCGGTGTTGTGCCAAGTGTAAAATTCAACAGTGCTTGACGAAGTAAGTGTAATTGCGGTTGGGAACGTCAAAGTTGCTGACCCAGGGTAAAACCCCCACTGCTTTCCTGCACCAAAACTATCGCCAGGAGAATTTGAGCCATTAAAAGCGTTAGCGACTTCATACCCAGCGCCTGGTGTAGTTCCACTGTATGTGCCACTACTCCACGCTTGGCTTTGATTGTAAGCACTGTTGGTGGCTAAATCACCGCCGTCCCATGCGAAGCCGACATAAGTACTGCTGCCATCATTTACAGTGCTACTGGTTCCGATAGAAAACCCGTCACTTAAAAAAGCATTCAAAAAAGCAGTCTCAGTTCCTTCCGATTGCGTATCGTTAGGGACAAGATTTTTAGTGGCTCCACGCACTGTATCCTGCAAACTATGGAGTGCAGTGGCACTACGCTGTTTAATCCATACCAAGTCAGGGCTAAAACCTAAGCCAGTGATATCCCTTTGCGTATCATTACCATTCCATGTCACCACATCAAACGCCGTCGAACCATCGGCAATCGTTGGGTCGGGAAGATTCGTTGTGCAGATACTGAGAAAATCAGTCGGAGGTGTATAGGCAAACGGTCTTTGGCCTGCATTTAAAGAGTAAACTTGACCAGTATTAGAATCAGACACAATAGGCGTATAAGCGGAATACGAAAGACCGCTAAAAGCATGTCCAGTTCCACCAACTGGATTGCCGCTGTTAATCCAAGTATTGTTTTTTGCAATCCACAACTTTCCTGAAGTTGCGTCTAACGCAAAACCTAATACATCCCCTTGTGTGTAGCTGACTCCAGATCCTGTGCTGCCATCACCATAAAGACCTCCAGTGTCTCGCATTGCAGCAATCTGACTTGTAGCCCAACCCCTAGAGCCTCCTGTCCGTATTTGTTCAACATCAAGAACACCGATATAAGCCTGACCAGCAGTCGTGACGGTTGTAATCGTAATCTCCCAGTACCACTTACCGCTTGTGACGGGTATTGTGCCGGTAAAATCACCGCGAGGGTTGGTGTCTAAATTGCCATTTGTAGGCGCTTCCTGGTAATTAGCCGAAGCATTACGATCAATAGGGTTCCAAGTGCAATAGTTCCCGCCATTGTTGCCAGAATCCGCCTCGTAATTCGTCGGCGTGTCGATCAGGCTATCAATATTTGATGTATTTTCAGAAACTAGAATAGTCCCGTCCACACGGACAGCAAATACATTTGAGCCAGGGTCAGGAGCATTTACAGAAATAGAAGTTACATTGCTTTGACTTCCAAAACTAATCCACTCTGCAGTTTGAGTTGTTTTAGAATAAGTAGCTCCATTAGATAAAGTATAAACAGTTGGGTTGCCTTGATATGTACCTGGCAGATATACATATAATTCTATGACGCCCGAGATAGCTGTGCTAAGCGTTACAGTACTTGTGGTGTTGAAAATGTAGGGTGCAGGGTAGGATGTACTCCCGTTAAATGCCTGGCTCCAATTGCCGCTATAAAGTGAACCTGTTGATGATGAAACATAATCAATAGCATTAGCCGTCAGGTTATTAACCGTCCAATCTGTGTCGTTTTTGCTGGTTGCGAATGGATCACCACTCGTGGTTAAAGTGTTAGGGCTAACTGTTGCAGCAGTCGCAGATGAGCTTGATTGGCAACAAAGCAACTTGGTGTTCGTAACATTTGTAAGAGGAGTAGAAGGAACTGTAAACGCTGTTCCATTTGGATAAAGGCAAGTACCATTTACGATACGGACATTTGAGATTACCCCGCTAAAATCATAGTTACCATCGCCGTCTTCACCAATTGTCACTGCTGCTGTACTGTCGTGAACTGTCCAGCCTGTAATACTGGTAGTATCCTCTTGGACACCATCTACATACATTCGCAGAGTATTCCCATCACGCACAATCGCAACATGTGCCCATTTATTTGCTGTAAAAGCTGTGGTTGAAGTAACAGTAACATAATTCAAACTGCTATCATATAGATAAAAAATTAGGCTTCCACCCGCAAAAAATGCTTGCCACCATGAATAACTTGAGTTACCGTATTTAGAAACTGTTACATCATACGTTTCAAACGAGGCTGGGTTTACAAAGTATTCAATAGTCCAATCGTTTGTGCCAAGTGTAAAATCACTATGATCTGCACTACTAACTACATCGCCAGAGCCATCAAAAGAAACTCCGGGCAAAGTAGTGCCAAGACCGCTGCTATCCGCTCCAAGCGCAGCGTTGCTGCTGTTGTCAAAGAAGTCGAGGTGGAATGAGTTAAATACTCTTGTGCCGCCAGTGTCGTACATCCGCAAATATGTGCCATCGCCGCTTGTATAAACACGGAAATAACCTTCGTATCCACTTGGGAAATTAAACTTCGTATTTAGTGTTGCGCCTGCTGCAATCGTGACAGAGTTTCCGCCAGAGCTAGTAAAAGTTCCAGAGTTAGCAGCACTACCACCTACCCAGGGTTGAATATAAACAGTTATCGAACTAGATTTAGTGTTTTCCCATTTAATGTTTATAGATGGTTCGTTAGAGGCGCTATATGTATATCCAATAAAATCACCTGTAGGCACTCCGTAGGTACTTAAATCACCATCAATAGTTTTGGCTACTTCTGTCGAAGTAATGTCTGAACCGTATGATGGACCATAAGCGGGAGCTGTGTGGGTTCCGTAGCTTCCAGTAAACTCCTTCGGCTGCCAAACATTGTTGTCGTCAAATTCACCGAAGTCAGTTGGAGCAAGGGCTTGACCGTCGATGAAGTGAACGTCGGCTAAGTAGCCGTCAAGATAATCGTAGCTAAGGTAGTTACCAATGCGATGCGTATCGGCTTGATTTATTGCAAGGTCAGCATTCTGACTAGGGTTATTAAATGCAGAAAAATCAGTTATTTGACTTCCATTTACGTACACCTTGATCCTGTCATTAGCAGTAGCGTTCGTGGTATCTACAGCAACGACCACATGCTGCCATGCACTAAAGTCACGAAAAATTGCGGAAGTTGTTCTCCATACAGTCGACCAACCTAGTACCCTCAAGGAACCGCCACTTAAGTAATCAATGAAAAACGCTCCACTGTCGCTTTGTGCGCTGTAGGAGTGAAATAATACTTGCCCTTTGTTTTTGCAGAGTTTTACCCACCCACTCCAAGTCCACGTCTTGCGATTACCTGCAGTTGACGGAGTTCTGGAAAGATAACTGGAATCTCCTGAGTTAAATCTAAGCGATCTTGAAATTTTGTAGTCAGCAGCGCCGCCTTGTCCTGCGGCACCTGCTAGTTGATTATTACTAATTACACTCATGAATAAGCAAGGGTTGCGACTGCATGGATAGAAGTAGAACTGCGAACGACATAATCAATACGATCAACAGCGGATGCAGTTGTAGTCAAAGTCGGTGCAGTACCTCCAGCAAAGTCCCAATAAGAACCCCAGGAAGCTAAACGGCTACCAGTGCCATCTTGGACAAGGAAGATAGAACCAGATTGACCTGCAGTTAAGTTGGTAGGGTTAGCAATTGTTCGGTTGCCACCGAGCGTTAAACTATAGTTATTAGATGTCGAGAAATCAGGCGTTACCGTAGCGCCATCGGTCAACGTAGTGATAGTGCCACGCTGCGCAGCACTGAAGGTTTGTGTAACATCAGTCTTTGCAGTGTCAGCATCAAACGCTTGAATGGTTGTCCCAATGTCTGAATCCTGTGCGTAACCAGTTAGGTCAGCTTGTGTAGAAACAAGGCTTGACCCTTCCTTGACATATAGTTTGTCTTGATCAGTTGCGTAACAAATCTCACCCTCTTGAATATCAGACAGCGAGCCATTAAGATTAGAATATGTACCTCGTGCAACGCGCAGAGGAGTTCTGTTAGTAGGTGTAGGCATTAGTCGAAAGATCCTCCGTCGTAAGTAGTAGAAGTAGAAACAAGTGAAGTACCGCTAGCAAAATTGCCGCCATCAGCAACAAGAGTCCCGCCACTAGAACTCGATACAGTACCTGGCATCCAATGACTCATTGATTGATTCCAAACCAAAGCTTGACCATTAGTCGGAACATGTCCAGATGAGGAAGTATCAACGTCAGTTAAATCACTAATAGAATCTGGAATGGTTGGTTTATTACTCAGGTCGTTGTAGTTACCAGAAAATCCGCCACCACCACCACCTGTAGTTGCGTCGAGATTAATTTCAGTGTTACCAGACTGGTTAACAGTAAATGTACCTTTAGTAGTGCCGCCCTGTTTGAGGGTAATAGTGCCGTCACCAACTGTAGGAATCGTTGGTTGGTTAGTTAGATCGTTGTAATTACCACTAAACGCAGCAGGTACAGCTTCCCAAGCTGCATCCTTACGACCGTATAGGACACCGTCGTTAGGAACATCAGTAACCCCAGGAGTACCAGTATCTCCTTTGTCACCTTTAGGACCAGACTTAGAGACTGCCACCCACTGAGCACTTTGCTCATCTACATAGTAGACATACATAATGGCTCGATAGGAATCAAACCAAAGGTCTCCACTTTCAAGTGATCTAGCATTATTACTACCAACAGCAGGATATTGAGTCGGAGGATTGTCACCAACTATTACTTTACCTGGAGGACCGAAGTCACCCTGTACACCGGAAGGACCTGAGGCAGTAAAACTAACCCAAGCTCCTACACTTGCATCCCAGAAATAATGACGAAGATCATCCGTATCATTCCAGATTTTACCGTCTTGTTCGTATGTAACTGCAGCGGGTTGGTCGTCTTGAACGTAAGCATCATGCCTAGCTGCTATTGCAGCTGCATCGAATATATGAGAACTATCTAGAAGAGCTTCAGCTTGACCAGCTTTTTGCTGAGTTTCAGTAATAGTTGAATCAATCTTACTCCAGTATTTGAGATCTGAAGTATTACTATATCGTTCTGTATAGCATCGTACTTCTTCAACAGCAGATTTAATAACAAAGAAATTATTATTTAAATCTTCTGCTTTGATTGAATGGCCTGGAAAAAATTCTGCAGGAAGTGATACTAAGTCAGTACAACGATAGATAATAAATTCTTGATTGAATGCTGGTGGATCATTAAATCGAATTAAAGTATCGTGCTGAAAAGTCCAATCTGCATTAGGGATTTTTACCCAACTTGCTAGACTTACATCAAAGAAAGCAACTGCGACATCATCTCTTGTGTAGTATTCAAATGTAATTAAGTATTCTTTTTGTACACCATTACCGGTGTATGTGTCTCTTGCGGTATCGCAATTGTGACATAGAGCCATGATTATCTAGTTGGAATTAACAGTTCTGTTGTCCTATTATTCATACGATCCTGCTCTTGCTCAAATCGACGTTGATTTAGCGCACCACCTGACTCTTCATTAATCCTGTAGATAGCTGCTTCTTTAGCAAGGTTAAGTTCCTTATCAAGCATGATATGGATACTGCCAAAGTCTTGTAGACGCGGAGGTTGTTCGTTATTATCACGAGCTTTCTTAAATGCTTCTCTAAACTTTCTACCATCCACTGACTGCATAATCTTTTGAACGGCTTTTTTGAATGTACCGTCCTGACCAATGTACTTATAAACCTGTGCTTGTTCTGCAATAGTAAGTTTCAGACCTTGACCATCAGTCATCATTGACGGGCGGTGGTCGTACTCAATATCCATCATGAACTGTTTCTCATCGCTAATCTTTCCGTTGACCTTCCATGGACTGTAGGTGTTATAGACACGAGCAATAAAGTTACCAGGCTCATTAATTAAGTCACCATCAAACCAGTCATACTGCTCAGGCAACATGCCTTTAGCAGGTGTTCTGTTAGCCATCATTGCAAAGAGATTCTCCTCAACAACACGAAGCTCAGGACTAATTAGACGGGTAAGTTCAGCCATCTGACTGGATCCACGGAACACAGTAGAAGGTAAGAATGATGATGCCCAACGGTTAATAGCAGCAGGGTTGCCAGACGCAATGTCATAGAGAGGTTCAATGCCAGCAAGCATTGACTTATCAGTAATGGATGCACTGAGAACAAAACCCACAGCATTGAGACTGGTAGCAAGGTTTCTATCATCGAGAGAATCAAAGTTATCCATGATGTCAGCAGTCAATGCCAGCCAATCAGTAAAAGGACCAAGGTTGTCGTAGCTCACCCAGTTACCACCAGGAGCTTTAATTGACCTAGGCTTCCAATCCATGTCACGACGTACACGTTGCTTTTGTCTGTCGTAGTGACCGTTACCAGTAATGCGATCGTTCATGAATAGACCAAAAGCACTCATAGTTGCAAGTGCACCAATAGCCTTTCGACCTTTTAGCTCAGCTCTAATCGCGTTGTAGTTAGCTTCAGCAAATTTCAAATCATCCATAGGAATACCTCTAGATGACAGCAGCTTTTCTACCTTTTGAATAGGCATCTGCTCAAACGGAAGGCTGAATGCATTAAGCTGATTGGCAAACACACCTACAGGGTTGTGTGTACCGAACAACTGGATCATATTGACAGGTGTCTTATTAAACAAAAGGAACGGACGAAGACCAGGTACACGATTCAAGACCGTAGAAATAGTGTCGGTAAGCTTGTTATCCAGGTTCATAGCGATCTCACCAGAAGCCTGCTTAACAGCCTTGTCTGTAACGATCTCTCGACCCATAGAATCCTTGCCCCAAATCTCTTTGTAAGACTTCTCGTAAGCAGCTTGAATATCGTCTGGTTTTACAGAACCAATATTTACAGCATCAAATGCTCTTCCTCTAGCCTCAGCAACGCCAATAACAGCCTGAGTAAAGCCATCAGTAGCCTGCATCAGGCGTGTACCAAATCGCAGCCAAGGATGGTCAGCAAGAGCTTGAATCTCTTCAATCTGAGCCATCAATGCTTGAGGTCCATATTCACCTTGCTTAGCCTTAGCATCTGCATAGGAGTTCAGAATCTCGATCTGTTGCTCGTTCTTGCGGATCAGCATGTCACGACCAGCAACACCCGCATACGTAGGGTCTTTCGCTGAGCGAGTCATGGTCTCACCGAAGTACTTCATACCCTTCTGCATAGCCTCTGTAAAGGCTGAATACTGATAGAGACCTCTACGTAAGGTGTAGCCATCACGGTGCGTCAGAGCACCAGCAAACGTAGCTACAGGACGTTCAATAAGTAAGGCACCTGCAGAAGCAACAGCCTTGATAGGTGTAGCAAAAGCAGACAGTGTGCTGTTATAAACATTAGACCAGAAACCCTGCATGATTACAGAAGGGATCTCAGGCTGCATGTCAACTAATGCTTTGTTTATCACTCCAGTTGATTGTCGGAAGTAGTTATTAAGAGCATCAATAGTCTTTACTGAACCATCACTAGCCTCGTATGCGAGCATCAGAGGTTCAAGCATCTCAGGGTTCTTTTCCTTAATTTCACGAAGTGTGGCAACAGCAGCTTTAGCTTCTGCCTGTAGTTGCTTCAGGGTGTCAGCACCTTGCTTACGCAGCTGTGCAGCAGTAGGCTTCTCTCCACCACGCTTAAATACATTCATCAAGTTAAGCAGCAGACCACGTTGCTTACCTGTCTCTCCATTAGCCACCATCAGTAGCTCAATACGATCCAGGATCTGCTCCTGTGAACGCAAGACACCAGCAGTACCTTCTGAATAACGCATACCTTGCGCCATGTCAGAGACCTGACCAGCAATAGATGTACGAACAAGAGAGTCAGCAACACCATCAGTAGCAAGACCGAACTGTTGCATGGATTCTTTAAGCATCAACTTGACAGCAGTCATACCCTCAGATGACATCATCGGAGCACCTGTGTCAGGGTTAATACCGACCTTCATTCTGTCTAACTGACGAGTAAGCTCTTTGTTAGACATGTAGCCAAGTGATTCAGCTAGGTCTTCACCAGCATCACGGATAGTTTTAGAGTTAATATACTTACCACTTTTGAGTTTGTAACCGTATTCATCAGCTTCAAGTAAAGTTTCCCGCAGACCCTTCATCACATTGGTGTATTCCTCTACACCCTCCAGTGAATACTTGAGTGCAGGTTCAGTCATTACACTACCTAAACGACCATATGAGGTATCTAGATTGTTTTGAACGCGAACAAGGTCAACAGAAGCACCAACAATACCCATGTCATCAGCTGACCTAATACCCATCTCTTCATAGCCATACAAGTCATGTATACCAAAGATAGGTTCATCTAGGTTCTGTGCCTTAGAGAAGTTATAACCTCCAAGGTTGTCTAAATCTTCTGTACGCTTAGTAACACCCTTATCAATTACATCTTCTGTTGCATCAGGTGCGTTATTTTTCAGCCAAGACTTGGCTTTTTCTGACTCGGGAATCCATCGTGTAGCAGCCTTAGAACCCGCAAGTTTTGCAGCTAACTTGACAGCTCCACCAACAATGTCAGTGAAGATACCAAGACCAGTGCTTTCATAAATGTTCTTAGCACGCTTCTGATCAGGACTATCAGTGTCAAGTGTGGCAAGGTCACTAGGCACCCAGCCATAAGTCCTAGGGAAAGACTTCTTTAATGTGCCAAGTATGTTGTCATCACGTTCATTGACCTCAGCTACAAAATCAACACCAGCACCAATACCGGCACTAGCTCCTGTAGAAGCTAACCACTTGATAAAAGGGTCAGACAAAGCTGCAATCTTGGAGCCTTTACCAGCAGCTTGCAAAGCACCAACACCTGTCAGTGTAAGACCAACAGTAGGAACAACGACACTAGAGATATCTCTAATAGCTGTAGCAGTTTCGTTTTGATATGTAGGTAGCTTAGGTATCTCGACACCAGGGATCTTGTTGATAAGCTCTATGCCCCAATCAATAGTACCTGTAGCAACTGCCTCGCCAGGCATTACAGGACCTTTACCAGCAAGGATATCCTCTACTGGCATAGGTTCATTTTTAGTCTGTTCTGCCTTAGCAGGTTCAGGCTTTACGTCAGGTTTAGAATTTGGAGCAACATCGTACTCAGGCTTTTCCTCTACCTCTGTCCTTAGTGTTTCTGCATCTGCTGCTCTTTGTTCATTAGCAGCCTGCATTTCTAATAGTTCATCCTGATCAATCCCGTCCGGCGTACCGTTAAAGATTTCATTAATAGGATCGCTCATAATATCGAAGGTCTAAATGTTGTAGGGTCTTGGAGAGCTTGCTTTCCATAACCGTAACTACCAGCATTACGAATAACCTTTCCATAGTATTCTTGGTTCTCCCTACTACCAGGGATAGGACCGCCATACTTTTTAATGTTACCCATACCACCGTTGTAAGCAAAAATAGCAAGGCGCATATCGCCTTTAAAATAATCAATAAGGTATCTTAGGTACTTAGCACCACCATCAATAGCAGAAGCAGGATCATATACATTTACTCCAAACTCTGCAGCTGTAGGATCCATAAACTGAGTCAAGCCTTTTGCACCTGAACGACTAACAGCGTTCGGGTTCCAACCAGATTCAGTTTGAATAAGTCCAGCCAGAATAGCTGGATCAATATTGTGCTTTTTAGCTGATGCTTCCACCATAGGACCGAAACCCTTAGGCACGATATCTGGTGTGAAAGCTGATACTCCCATCAGACCTCTATTAGATCTTTCAGGTGTTTTATATTTATTAAGTAGTCTTTGCTGTGTAGGAGTTAGTTTATTAGCTACCTCAATAGCAGGACTAGGAGGTAATGCATCCATTTTGTTAGCTTTTAATTGTCTGTTTAAAACCGTGAGTGGATCTACACCTAACTTGTCTGCGATATAATCAATCTGTGGGTCAGTAGTCCAGTTCTCAGAACCAAAACCTTTGACCATATTCTTTAGTGACTCTTGTGAGAAAAGAGCGTTTGGCATATCGAGAACAGCACCACCATATGACTGAAGGTTGGTATCAATAAACCTGATTCGATAGTCCATCTCTTCCTGAGATGTCTGCACACCACCTCTGTCAAATGCAAACTCATGTGCATAGGCATTTGCAGTTGATTCAATAGACTCAAACTCAGATTCAATTTGCCTGTAAGCATCACCTACAGGATCATTACTACCACCCTGTGCATAAGAAGTTACAAGGCTGTTAAATCTTTGCTGCTGTCTAGCAACCATGAGTCCAACAGAAGGATGTTTCTTACTATCTCTAGTGACACCAGCTTTATACTCAACCATATCTTTAATGGCATCAAGTTGGACCTTAAGTTGACCAGTCTCATGTAGTTTGTCAGTAGTCTGAGCAACACTCAGATATTTCTTCTGCAGTTGTGGGTCATACCTCTTGAGCCGATCAGTAGTTAACAGGTTATAAGCTATAAGATTTTCAATTTGATCTTCTTGTACTTCACGCTGTTTAGCATCAACAGTAGAGTTTTTAAGTGCAGCTAGTTCTCTACTCTCCATACCATAGTTGTCTCGAAGAGTATTGATAGCATCATCAATCTGATCATCAGTAAACCCATCTTTATCAGATGAGTCAATAAAAGAATTGACTAACTCTTGTTCAGCTTTTTCAAATTCTTGTCGACGATCTGTCTCTTCGTTATTCCAGTCTTGCCGTCTCTGTGCAGCAGCTTGTCTACGGATCTTGCCGAACCTAGTCCCGTATAGTTCACCATAGGTACGACCTTTAGGGTCACCAGGGATAGGCTGACCTTCCATAGCAACAAGATCACCTTCAGAGTATTTACCAGCAGCAATACCATCAGTCAGCTCTTTCTCATACAATGCCCATGCACCTGAATAACCAAGAGGTTGACCGTTCTTATCAACAGTATTACGTGTAGCATCTAGAAATGAAGGAATATCTTTAGTAGCTAGAAGTGTTGTAGATGCCTCAGCTTGGCGTTGAAAGGAATCATCAATAGCAAATCCCAACTGCCTTTTACGCTTCAATGCAGCGTCATGCTTACGAAGTGATGGATAGACACTTTTGGCTAAAAACTGAGGCTTTAGATCAGATAGTCCAGCCTTCTGAAAAAACTCCTTTCTTACTTCTGATAATGCTGCAGCATACTCACCTGAGGTTTTGAAGGTCTTATCTCCAAGTCTTTGCTCAACAAAGTTTGGGTAATCAGTAGCAGCCGCCATAGCAAAACCACGGCGTACATTTACTTTTTTTAAAGCAGTGTTATTACCAATATTCGCAGCAGCTTCATAGTTAGCACCGCTATTCTTCAGTACATCAGCCTCGACATCACTAGCAATAGCATCTTGCTCGTTAACTGTATCCATGCCTTCATTAAAGCTGGACATGTCAAGACCATTTTCCTCATAAAGTTGGTAACCTTTTTCTACATCAATAGCTGCCTGTTCTTCGTTCTTCTCTTTTTGTCTATCGACCAGTAAGTCTACAAGCTTTCCGCTAAACTTACTGAGTGCAATAATATCTTGCCCTGCAAGCTTAGCGTTTTCTACCTTCTGTCTGTTGTTCTCACGAATTGCGGCGAGAAACTCTGCATCAGCTGAGCGTTGCCTTGCTTGTTCCCTATCGATAGCAGGAATCAAGTCAACCTGATGCACAGTTTGATACTGCACACCATTACCGTATATCTGAAATTGATCTTGTTCCATTATGCATCGTTAAGTTGGTTGTATGTCTGATAGCCACCGATAGCAGCACCACCAAGATCCGCAACCAAGCCAAGTGGTGACGGCCCAGGTGTCATGACAGGAGGTGGAGCAGCAATACCTAGTTGAGGTTGTATAGCCACGTTTTGATACGCCTTATTGTTATCTCCCTGCAGTGACCTGTTGATAGATCCAACACGGTCCTGATAAGCCATGCCTGCACCAAATAGAGACTCAGCAGCAATGGCTTGATTACGACCAAACTGACTAACAATCTGATTGTCTAGTCGCTGTGCTGATCTACCAGTCATGCCAGCTGCAGCGGCTCTATCAGATCCTTGTACTAATTGCGCGAGGTTAGCTTGATTCCTAAATGACGCTTGCTTATAAATATTATTTAGCTTTTGCTGTTCACTTGCGTAGGCACGGTTAGCAGCTAAAGCATTTTCACTTAGGTTACGTTTGTACTGAGAGACACTACGGTTATAACGGAACTTTTCACGATCCCAGTTACGTTCCCGTATCTTCATTTTATATTTGTAGTTGCTACTTGCAGCTTCATTCTGGGCATTAGCCTGAGCTTGTGCGGACTGGTGAGAACCTACGGCTCCTACAGCTGATACTCCGAACGAAGCAATACCTAGACCCAGTGCAGGTGTCATTGGAGTGCACATTTATCGAATCGTATAAAGGGTAAGTTGTTGGGACCATGCCTCACTTCCTCGTGCAGCGTGAACCCTAGAAAGTTGAGTAGTTTGATGTGGACGGTATTTCTCTTGTCAACGATGTTCCACAGGTAAGGCTCAGGACGTCTGTCAATAAAGCGTTTAGCCTCTCTTGCAAAATGATGCGGAAAGTCTTCTATGGCTGTTGTACATAACATCCATATCTGACCATTTTTATGAATACCAGCCAGACCGGCAATCCTGCCGTCAGGCACGTTGAATGATACGCAGAAGCCTTCTGTAGAGGCGAGAGGGATGTGGATGGTAGGTATGATCCCATGTCCCTCTTCGCACTCTCTACGGTCATCCTCGCGTAACTGAGAGGCAACCTGATAGGCAGCCTCCAATGTACATGGGTGAATAAATTTAGACACGTTTGTAATAGCGTTGATTATAATCTCCTTCCCATCTCATAGAACGCAGAACTAATGGATGTGGAAACTCAGACTCAAGAGACATGTTCAGGTTTGTATTCCTTGTATAAACAGGAACTGTCCTTTCTATTTCCGTTACCAGAGGATCTTCATCAGCTGTATATTCATCCATATATTTAGATTCATATAGGACCTTGTAGTCATCCATACCATCTCTAGATATAAGGAATTCATAACTACCAATGTCGGCAAAGTTAAAGTTACATCTATGCACCACAAGAGATGCTGTGGTGTCAGACCTAAACTGATTTTGCTCTGCTTTTAATACATTGATAATAGGAAAGTCAAGTTTAAATTTATATGATTTCTGCGTACTTGCTGTATTAACAGGGTCGTCCTGCCAGTAGTCATAGAACGGACCTGCTGTAGGCAGAGCGTCTAATTGCAGTTTGATGAACTTACTAAATCCATCATCATCCTCTACAACACAATAGTAGTCACCATCAATGACGAAGTGCTGAGCTAATGATCCAGGCAACTGCCATCTAAACCAACAAGTCTGAATGTTATTCTGGTTACCTTCTGAAAAGTAACGGTATCCATAAACAATATCAGAGTCAAACTTACCTACAAATACAACATTAGCTTCTTTAGAATCAGCAATTAGATTAAGACCATTAGGAATCGTTCTGCTAATAATCTTACTTCTCTCGAGAACATCAACCGGACCCTGATCAAACACATTCGTTAACTCATAGAACGTACTATGAGTTGTAGATAAACCCATGAAACCAATGTTAGTTCCAAGAGCAAATGGTCTAGTCTCGGTATCAAATTCATACCTACTGATTTCAGAGATCTTTGCAGTACTAGGACTTAGAATGTCATTAGATGTATCTAGTCTAAATTGCTGGTACTTACTAAACAGAACCATACCACTGTTAATAACAATGGCATCTTGCAAAACTGAGCTAAAGTTAGTAGAGACACTAAGGTCAATAGGATCACTAGCTGCTACACCAAGAGCTGAAGCAGGGAACATATTAAATAGATCGCCAGCTCTTGACATGACAACATTCTCTTCGCTCAGGAATACAAGCCTGTTCCTATAGAAGTGAACATTAGATATTGGTTTATTGACAAAACTAGGATTAAAGTCATCAGTTCCACAAGTCCTATCGCTGTAGTCAACAGAAGATGCGACAAAACATGGCACACCATTATTGGTAGCAAATATAATGACATGAGGCATATTCGCTGAGTTCAGAATAGTCTCAGTACCAGGCTCTGCTACCTCTTCCCAATAACCTGTTGCAGCTACGATATTACTGGAACTTACTTCTCCATAGTTAGAAACAAACCGAACAAAGTAGTCATCATCATCAGAGAACGCATTAGCAACTTTAACAACAAGACCATCCTTACATTCGATAGGAAGTCTGGATACATTATTTACGACAACATAAGGATTATCTTGCTCCTCGTCTGTATTACTAAGGATATTCATTAAATCCTTTTCACTTGTGCTTATAGTGAATGGTTCGTCATGGTGGATATACAGACCATTACCTACAATGTCTATTTTTGCGCCAAGCAAGGGAGTAGCAGTAAGCTGTGTTTTTAAATCATTCAGTACATCGTTAATCGTAACTACGGTGCTACCACTGCTAGGTGTTTGTACACCAGTAATTGCATACTGATTAGGAGAGTAGACAGTTTTAACTTCAGTAACTTCAATGATGTAATAAATATCATCACCAGTTGGTCTTGGTTTACCTTTATCACCAGACTGTGACACAAGAACCTGATCACCTACCCTCCAACCAGTACCACCAGAAATTAGGTCAAGGTTAGTACGATAGGTGCATTTTAAATTATTACCTTTGCCTTGTACCTGGACACCCGTAGTGTTGATGTCTATACGCATACCCTGTTGACCACGCCGACCACCTCTAAATTCATAGGTATCATCAAATTCAATAATTTGATGGTAAGTACCAGGACAAGAGGGATCTTTATTTACAGACTCACGGGTGTTGACTACATCAATTAAGTTGACTTTAGTAGCAACAGTATATTCGGCATTAGGTGCAGTATTATTTAGTAGGTCAAGACCAAGAAGATATTCCCTATTATAAGCAAGTTGTGTAATTTCAATAAATGCTTCAAATGGTCTTTTGTTATCAGACGTAGATGTAGTTACAACATTCTCAGGGTTAGTAACAACAGTAAAGTTATTAACAGTAACAGCCTTCAGACCATTGTTATCCTCATGTGAAAAATAATTATAGCGTTCACAAGTTAATAGTTGACTAAAATCTATATTGCCTTCATTAATCTGCTTGGCTGTAAGAGGTTCTTGACTATAAAATACATCTACATTATTACCATCCATATCATAAGCGTGGAAACTACCAGCCTGATTGATATAGAACAAATAATTTTCTTGAGTTTTAGTGGTTGTGTTCTGCCTAATAAATGGGAACCAAGTACCATTCTGTGGTTGTGGAATATTCCCATTACACTCATCGTACAGAGAACTAAGTAGTTTAAAGCCAGGTCGTTTATACAGACCATTGACAAGATCAGGGTAAGCATTCAGACAATCCCTTAGCTGACCTGGTTTCTTTAGTTCGTCTGGTTGGTCAGAGATACCACCAGTTGCATAGTTAGGAATAATCTGTGAAATGCTGCTCATCGTGCAAGTGCTCTATAAGGTTGATAGCTTCTATACATTGATCCATCTGGTGAACCAAAGATAGTGTGGTCACCTTGATTACATTCGTACTCCAAACATGCAGCACGAGCCTGTGCCTCTTGTGTACCTAAAAGCTGTACCAACTGAGGGTTGGTAACCAGCTGTGTAGCAGCACGACCGCTAGCACGTAGAGTGATATAACGCTTGAATACCGAAGGCAGCTCTTCATAATCCCACTTCCAAGTAATATCAAAGCAGATCTTTACTTGTGAGTCGAATGTATAAGTGTGGTTATATTTGTCATATACCTTGCCTCCTCTCAATACAAAATCAGTAGTCCGATAAGTAGCGTTATCGTACATATCAATACGGAGAACATTCTCCGGTACATAGATCTGTCCATTTGCATCCGGTGTGAGTGGATAGTTAAGTTCACGATTAAATACCCATCCTTCATTCTGTACATCAGTGTTAACCTCCATTAGGAGCTGATGGATAAAAGCGATCTCAGGGTTTATATATGTCAACTCACCATCAGTGTTGTTATAGATACGACTGATAGGTGCTTGCCCGATGCTCCCAAGTATTGAGTTGACGCTGGAGAGTTCGGTCTCAGTTTGAATGGTTGTATTCATTAATTATCATTCTCAATAAGGGTTAAAAAAAAGGAGCCTCCGAAGAGACTCCCTTGTTAATTAGGAGCGATCTCGCGCAGGAGAATCGCATTCGACACCAGGATAAGCAAAACGCAAAGACGCAGTCTCGCTATAGACAGCAGATGCTGATACAGCAGAGCCATAACCTTTAGCGGTTTTAGCAACAGAGGTACGGATAGCTGTGTTGCCACCACTGATACCTGATGTGGAACCGGAAACACCATTGTTACCGGATGTAGATGCAGGATTAGCCATGTTTATCTCCTATTAGCTAGCTACAAGCTCGATGGCTGCAGCAGGGTTAAGGACACCGGCACCCATGGCCAAGCGCCCAACCACCACGTCACCTTGGTACATTGTCTTCACGTCCGAACCTGTGGTCTGGACTTGAGGACCGATACCTTCGACAACAGCAGCAGCATCACGCATGTAGATGAGGCCAGCGTGGTTGGAGAAGTCACCGGAGTAATCGTTGTTCTCACCATCGACACGAGAAACAGTACCAGCCATGAAAGGCAGGTTGTTAGAACGACGGATAGAGATACCAGCGATCTCATAGAGACCTTCACCAGAGTTCAAGGAACCTTGAGAAGCGCCAAAATCCCGGTTGAGGATGTTGGTGTCGACCTGCGAAATCAACGCATAGTACTGACGAGGAGACAGCACAGCGAAACGTCCAGCAGAAGGTACGTTCTTCTCATCAAGGATTGCAGCAGCTTCAAAGAAGCCATCGACCAAAGCCTGAGCATTCAGTTGATTGCCAGAGCCAAGGTTGATCTGTGAACCACCGGGTTCGCCAGTGATAGGACTAGCGTCACGAGCGGACTTAGCGATCATGCGGAAGATCTTTTTGTCATAGGACTCAGCAAGAGCATGACCGATCTTTGCAGAGATCTCAGACCTCAGGCTGTAATGAGCAAGTGTCTCATCAAGCTCATACAAAAATGCAGAAGCCACGAGGAGGTCATCCATGATGATCGTCTTCTCAGCCACCGGAGGATCACCGGATCCGAGGATCGGAGTTCCAGGTGTGTGGTAGCCAGCTTCCATACGTCCCGTGTAGATGAACTGCAGGGACTTGCCGTTACGCAGGGTACGAGACTGGACAGTACCTTTGGCGATACATGCAGACTCGTAAGCTTTGATCATCTCACCTGAAAAAAGCTTCAGATAAGTTGCGTACTTGGCATCATAGTTAGCTCCACCTTGGGTAAGGTTAAGAGTTGATGGGTTCTGATTAATAGAACCAATTGGAGTAATAACTGAATTAGCCATTATTATAGTTAAAGTAAAAAGTTATCGTTTCTCTTGCTAGCAAAATTTTTTGATTGAAAATGTTAAGGTCTTTTCATTACCGTGCACGGTAGAGTTATCGCCTTAGCGGCTCTACCAATAGCGAGGCAGGGACTTGCACCCTGCTGTTGGCTATTATCCAATCGCTGGAGCCTTGTATGTAGCAAGGTCCAATGGAAAGTTGTGTGCGTTTCTTTCGTGCATCACCTCCATGCCAAGACCGGCACGGTTAAGAATATCTGCCCAGGTGTTTACCACATGACCTTCACTCGAATTAATGGATTGATTGAAGTTGAATCCATTGAGGTTAAAAGCCATGGTACTGACGCCGAGGGAGGTAAACCAGATACCAATAACTGGGAATGCTGCGAGGAAAAAATGCAGTGACCTAGAATTGTTAAAGCTAGCATATTGAAAAATTAGTCGTCCAAAGTATCCGTGAGCCGCAACGATATTGTAGGTCTCTTCCTCTTGACCAAACTTGTATCCATTGTTGTGGGATTCTTGCTCGGTAGTTTCCCTAATAAGCGAGGATGTGACGAGACTTCCGTGCATAGCTGAGAAGAGAGCGCCACCAAATACACCAGCGACACCAAGCATATGGAATGGGTGCATGAGGATATTGTGTTCGGCTTGGAAAACGAGCATATAGTTAAATGTTCCACTGATACCTAGAGGCATAGCATCACTAAAAGATCCTTGTCCAAATGGGTACACAAGGAAGACTGCAGAAGCTGCAGCAACTGGAGCTGAGTAAGCAACAAAGATCCAGGGACGCATACCTAGTCGATAGCTAAGTTCCCATTCTCGTCCCATGTAAGAATAGATACCAATGAGGAAGTGGAAAACGACAAGCTGGAATGGACCTCCGTTGTAGAGCCATTCATCAAGTGAATTAGCTTCCCAAATTGGGTAGAAGTGTAGTCCGATGGCATTGCTGCTCGGAACGACGGCTCCCGATATGATGTTGTTTCCATAAAGGAGGGAGCCTGCGACTGGTTCTCTGATTCCATCAATATCTACTGGTGGTGCTGCAACGAATGCAGTGATAAAACAAATGGTTGCTGCCAGAAGTGTCGGGATCATAAGGACACCGAACCAACCAACATACAACCGATTATTAGTGCTGGTTACCCAGCTGCAGAACTCATCCCAATTAGAACGAGACTGCTGTTGAATTAATGCGGTCATGTAAATTAAGTATGTTTAGAACCAACCCACCCACCACAATTAATTACTTTTTCTTGGCAGTCTTAGCTGCACGCTTGAAGTTCTTAGCTGTTGGTGCTCCTTTCGCACCAGGCTTTCTCATTTTTTCTCCACTACCAGCAGCAATACGCTTACGCTTAGCGTGGATGTTTGCATAAAGTCCTTGCTTAGCCATCAGGCACTCCTCTTTTTCTTTTTACGTTTAGCCAGTGGTGTCCCATCCATCTTGGTTTTACCAGGTGGTGTGTAAGGACGACCGCCTTTCTTTGGGTCTTCACCCATTGGCGTCTTCTTCAAGATACCTTTAAGGTATGGATTGAACTTTGCTTTAAGTTTATCTTTCTTCTTAGGTGTTGACTTACTTGTTCTAGCCATAATTAACATTTCCATTTGCGGAGTGCCAATGCTTTACGGGTTGGCTTGCCGTTAGGTTTTTTCATCGGACCTTTTACACCAGACATACGAGCACAGAAGGACCGCTTACGTGGACCTCCTCCAGGCTGTGGTGCTTGCAGGTTTGAGCCAGTCGCCCTGTTGTACTTACGACGACCCGCAGCAGTCAGACCACCGCTACGGGATTTATGTTTGCCCATCTTCAGGCTTACATTCTTAGACATTAGTAGTTGATATCAGAACGTGATAGTTTCTCAAAGACATCATTACGGTAAGCAGGATCACGGTCATACCTAGGATCACTCATTGCCTCTACGACTTCCGCTTGACTACGGAACACGTCAGCAGGTTGATTAGGCGCACGACCAGTAACCATCTCACCATCAAAACCAACAGCTTTCTCCATCTCTGAACGGAGACCAGACACAGCAAGACGAATGAGTCGTGCATTACCTGATTCCACTAAAGCATCAAAGGCATCGATATCAGCTTGGTCTAGATTCTCACCAGACCACGCCATCAGTTGGTTGTAACCATCTTCACCGCCAGCTGAGTTCTGAATCTGATTCACCTCACTATCAGTTAAGTCAGGTGACTCAGCTTGAGGTAGGTTACCTTGCATCTCAATGTATGCATTAACCAGATCTGTACTAGACATGGAGGTGAACTGTTCCATCACTTCAGGAGTCAGCTCACCTTTCTCTGCATACAACTGTGATGCTTCGTTGATCAGATCAACAGCAGGGTTTGATTCTACTTCTTCTTCGGAGGTTTCTTCTTGCTCCCGCAGGCTCTCATCTTCATTGGTTTCTCCAAGTTTCTTTTGTAGTTCGATGTAAGCTTTCTCAAGCTCTTCTGCATCTTTAAACTTACCAGCATATGCAGCTTCTTGTTCCTTAGCAGCAGCCTCACCAATTGCTAGTGCTTCTTGTTCTGCTTCATTAAATTCAGGCTGATCAGCTGGAGTGGGATCATACGTCAGTGTAGCCATTAACTGTATTTACTTTAAGGTTTCCAAGTCCGACAGTAGTAACCATATTCTTCGGACGATTAGCACCAATCTTAGGCTTAGGTGCATACTTATTTTCAGGCTGGATAGGTTCTTCTACAGTCAGCTCTACCTTTTCATTAGGTGGCTGCTCCACCTTCCGGGTTCGGGTTCGTTTGGCCGACGCCTTGGGTGAATCCATCTATCATCTCCTGTGCTTGTGGATTTTTACTTGGATCTAACATCGGTGCTGATGCAAATTGACCAGCTTGCTTAACCAGCTCTTGCTGAGCTGCCATTTGCTGCTGTTTCTGCATCTCACCTTGGATGTCAGACATACTCTTGACCAGGTTCAACACGTCAATACCCTGTGCGGTAGCCAGACGCTTGATGTATTCATCAGGATTGATAAACCTCTGAATAGCTTCTGGACCCATGGTCTGGGCAATGGTTGTAATGAACTGGATGAGTGATTCCCTATCTTGACCACGACCCAATGCATTGACACCAGCCACGATCTGTGGTCGGACAATACCTTTAGGTAGTTTGGGTAGCTGACCACTGCGTTGCAGTACCATCAGCGTACGATCAAGATATGGTTTAAGGAACTCAACTGTTAGCAGGCTGAACAATCCAGCGAGTTGACTATCGAGTTCGAGTTGTGTGAGACGTACCTCCTCTGCAGTGGTGCGCTCAGACTGTCTGACATTTAGGACCATGAATGCATCAAGGATGCGTTGACCCAGCTGATTAGCCATGTCATATGCAGTCCTGAAGTCAGCAGTCTTACCAACCTGAACAACAGCAATATCATCAGGTCTACCCTGAATGATTGCACCGTTGCCAGCTTGCGCCAGAGTCTGTGGTTTAGTAGTGCTAGATGGTGAGACAAGGAAAACAACCTTAGCGGCTGCTGCAGAGCCTTCTACGAGTGCCTGAGAGAGTGCTTCGAGGGATTTAAGATCTCCTAAAAACTCCTCTACTCTGCCTCTACCGTAGGCTTCACCATCAAAATTATTGAATCTAAGAACCAGCCAAGGTGATGCATTCTTAGGCGATGTACCACGGCTATCAGGTAGCTGCTTATCTTCAGCCTCTTGATACCATGTCCAGCGTCCGTTGCTCTTGTCTAGTTTGACGTGGGTGTACACCTCACAGTCGTCTTCATATGTGTTCGTTCCTGTCTTGGCATTTAGTCCACCACCAGCACTAACCTCATTAGGTTTAGTTTCAGACGGTGTAGAAAGACCAAGTAGTTTACGACTAATAAGTTCCTTCGTGACAATCTCGATGACATTACCGTTGCCATCACGGTCCACTACATAACGATTGAGTGGGTAGTTCTTCAGACCATCTTTACCCATATAGATAAGAGAGTTACCACCTACAACGAGGTGCTTGATAGCCTGGTGAATTACAACACGATCGTTAGATGCATTGATAGAGTCCATGACCATCCTCTCCATCTTGGAAAATGACAGGTCAAGTTCACTACGAATCTGTGGATCTATCTCTTCACCCAGCTTGTCATCTCTGACTTGCAGTTTGAAGAAGCTAGTCTGTGGAGGCAGCAAAGCTAGCATCAACTTAGATGCTAATGTCACTGTTGCTTTGGCTCCAATACTTTGCCAAGGTGTTTTCAGTGGTTTGTGCTGAGAATTATCGTCTTGACGTTTGATTAGGTAAGGCAGCGTTAGCTGAGAACATTCATGAGCGATGTCAAGGAACTGCTGACGTTCACTCTGTAGTTCGTTATATCGTAACCTCGCCTTCATGAGTTCAATCCTCCCTCATTGCCACTGATGTTCAGTGTATTTCGTAGAGAACTAGATGTAACTCTATTCTTTTGTGTAGATGCTTTCTTCTGTGCACCTATTCGCAAGTCCGGCTGCGAGCCAACAGGCTGCGTCTGCTTAGGTGCAGGTGCAGGCTTCGGTGGCGGCGGTGGAGGTGCGGGTGCAGGAGGAAGCGGCGGTGGCTTTGGTGGACGAGGAGGTGTTGGTGCTCCAAAACACATTAATCTTGCTCCATTTGTTGTTTGATCCACTCCACAACATGACGTTGACCAGCTCGATACATGATCTGTTCAATCGGCATGTCAGGAGTAGGGTTAACGGGTGGAAAAGTTTCTTCTAAAGACTCAAGTACCTGCTGTGAATGCAGGCCAACAGTCTCTAGGAGATTAAGCATATTGTGGGAGGTTGACATTAGAATGCTCAAAGAATGCTGGCATCCGAGCAGACTTAGTGGCAGATAGTTCAGGTGCTTTACCTTCATACATCAGCCGGTCACTGGAATCCAACCAAAATTTTTTGTTCAGATATTTATCAGTTGCTGTAGCGGACAGCGGTTGCATCACCCAGTTAATAGTTGCCTTGCGTAGCTTATCCAGGGACTGAGAAGGAACGAGTCCAAGCTCAGCACACACAAGGCTATTAGTCGCCACATGTATTTGTTCATCTCTGCTTATGTCCGCAGAGGTTGTACGCATTGCAGCGTCACCATTAAATCGAAAGAATGGGAGTAGTACGAAGAAAATCGCACGCTCGGCAACCATTGCTTTGAGTACCGTGTGATCTGGATGCGACACCCACGCTTCTCGTAGCGCCATCGCTTCCTTCTCAGCTTTTTCATCAACGCCGTAAGCATCGGCAATGAAACCGAGTGCCAGGTCGTGGTTCTCTTCATCCCGTACATTGTGGATGAGTATTTCTCTTGAGACTTCTGGTATGTCAGTGGATAGAGCATCGGTAATAAAATCTCCGACAGGTAATTCCATATGCCTTAATGCAAGAGCGCGATAGATAGCTTCCTCCGCACCTTCCTTGCAGACACCAGCTGTAGGTTTAACTGGTGTCCATTTGCGCTTACGCGCCATTAGTTTTTGATAAGGGTTCATTCTGCACAGTCACATTCAAGTTCTTTCTCAGGTTCAAGGATGCTGCTCAAGTAATCATCAACGTCAGCTTCATCCAAAGCAGCATACGCATTTGATTTATCTTGAACATCACCCATCACCTGCAAGCTGTAATACAGCGATGTTTGTGGAGACCGTAGCCACTCTTCGATGAACTCATTATCCATGACAGTCATATCAGACCACCAATTAAATGAGTAACCGTGTAGAAGTCCACTGCGTTGGTAGAGTTCCATGATGCCGTCAGCGACAGCTTTATAGTTTTCCCAACCAACTTCACTAGCGATTTCTACATCGCCATAGTCATATGTCTGGACACCAAAGGTGCCGGAGTCACGGTCAACTGTCCGTGCAATAGGTGGTGCAATCTCAGGTGTACAGGTATAACCATCAGAGTCCTTTGAGCGATAGCTACAAGACGCTGTGGGAGCGATTGCAAAGGCTCGCACCATGTTGTAACGACGAGCAATACCTGCAGCATCCTGGATGCCCTGGTTAATTTTCTTCACCAAGGTATAAGCAACTGTTGCTTTCTCTACTCCTGCCAAGAACTGCTTAAGTGCTCGTCCAAACTGTTCGTATGTGACACCGTACTTTCGCAAGAGGTTTGCGAGACCCAACACTCCAAGTCCAACTTGTCGATCCTCGGTAGGACTGAGGTATTCTCCAGTCTCTCCAACACCTGTTTCTGCATGGAGTTCACAAAGTTCTGACATCCCTTGCATGAAAGCAGTAGGGATTTCATCGAATGAACATGCTCCAAGGCTAACGTGCTGTAGCAGACAGGTCCCTCGGGATGGCAAGTACACTTCAAGGCATACATTTCCACGGATTCTTTTGTTTCCTTCATACTTAACTTTGTTCAGCCAGATATCACCAGCTTTGATAGCTTTCAGTAATTTTTGTCTCGTGATGATGTCCATATCATCCCACCACTCTTGAGTGATATTCACACAACGCTTTACCCATGGGAGCACTTCTCGCGGAGCGGTAATGAACTCATCAATATCCGGATGCGACGCGTCCAGATGGAGCACTATCGCACCGTTCTTGTACTTGCCTCCTCTTCGGAGAGTTTCGTTAAGAGCTGATAGGATTCTCCCAAATGAAACAGGACCAGACGCAACGACACCTGATGGTCTCTCGTATCCCTTGGGATCGAGTCGCGATAGATGTACTGCAACTCCTGCACCATTTCGGAGAGCATGGGAAGCAAATCGCCAACTGGCTTCGATTCCATTTGGTCCCTCCATTTCATTGTCAACTACAAATACCGTGCACGACACGGGAAGACGTCCAGTCGGATCATCAATCCAACTTTGTACACGTCCAGTTCTAGAAA